GCAACTTGTCTACCTCTAGCTCTAACACTACTATACCTAGTTGTAGAATTAGCTACAACATTCGTACTTTCATATTTTGTATCGTTTGGATAATCTCTTGTTCTTAAAGTAATCGTAGCATTACCGACTTGACTTTTAAAATCAGGTATTATTTTATCTATAAAACTAAATTCTTCTCCATCCGCTATATCACCATCACCTGATTCTATATAAGATATGATAGCACTTCCATCAGCGTTGACACCATCTTCTATATTATAAAGTAAAGTACGACCTGAAGTTAGACCATTAATTGTACTAATTGTATTTGCAGTACTATTAGGAAAATAAGTTCCACCAATTGGAAATTCAGTTACAGCATTATCTTGATATATACTTCTTTCAATCGTTCCAAAGTACCAAGAGTTTTCTCCATAATTAAAAACTACATATCTATCTATTTGATTCGAGTTTGCAGAACAATAATACCAAGTTACTTCAGAAAAAAAAGCATTAGATCCACAATAAACTTGTGAGTATTGAACTTTATTAATATCATCAAATACATGATTAATAACTGGACATTCTATTTCTTGAACTGTTCCTGCATATCTAAAGAATTGTCCATCCGCCATCCAATATGCTATATCATTTATTATAATAGTTGCATTTAAACTTACAGCTCCGCAATCATTACCTAGTTGTCTAAATCCATAAATAAAAGGAGGACCTATATACGCCATAGAGTGAAGTGCTGTATCAGTCCATACTAAAATAGTTCCTTTAGCGGGTTTAGCTGATCTTATTTCGCTACCACCAGATATACGTTGAGAACCTGCTGTATTAATTACGTTAGGTGTCCATTCGTTATAATTTTCTTGATCAGACCAACGAATAAAGAGTTTATCTTGAGTTGTTGTATTTCCAATTGATGTCTCAGTTCCAAAACATGCCAATATTCTAGCATCAGTTGCAACCACTGATAATGTAGAAGTCGTAGGAGCATTCGCTATTATTGTAGCTCTATTATTCGTAAAGCCGGCAGAAGTATCCCATAGATAAGTTGATCCATTTAATTGAGTTATAATTAAATCTTCTCCCCAGTTATTAACTGACCAGTTTCTTAAATCTATTTCAACTGTAGAAGTAATCGCTGGATTATTCCATCCTTGAGCACCATTCCAAGGACCGGCGTTCCATCCATATCCAAAAGTTTGAAGAGAAGGACCTATATTTAATTGATATTGAATTGTAGCATTTCCATTTGCTGTAACTGTAGAAGTTGCAGCTGTATTTGTTAATATAACATAAGCACTAGTATTAGTTATGCTTTGAATTTCAAATTCACCAGTAAGAGAAACGTTTGAAATACCACCAACATTAGCTACTGATACGTTAGAGATAGTAACAAAATCACCATCAAGAGCATTATGATTTGATTGAATTACAGTTACATTTGCATTAGAAATTACTGTACTAAAACAACTTATAGCACTATTTGTTTGACGAATTGGAGTAATATCAGCATTCGTTCCTTCTTGAGTAACGTATATCTTACGATCAGTTCCTAAAGAAGTATAACGAGCCCCTGATAAATCATACCAATTAAATAAAGCTCTTCCTACTCCTACATAATAACTATTGCTATATTTAGTCCAACCACCTATTTTTTGAGGAAGACCTTGCCTAAATCTTATCTTATCACAATCGACCCAACGTCCTTCTGCTCCCGTTTCTGTGTCTAATGTATCTAAGCCAGGCTGAAATGTAAGTTTTGTTAATGGCATATTGTGCCATTATATACAAAAATTTATGAATTTATACTATTTTTTAAACTGAGCGGGAAGTCCTAAATGAGGTCTACAATCATATATATTTTCTTTAGCCCCGGGTGTATTTATATCATTATAATGTAAAAATACTTGAGCACAATTTTCACCTTCAAAAGCATTTCTCCAATGTTCTAAAATATTTCCTCTATAGACCAACATATCTCCTGGTTCTAAATCTACTTTAATACCTATTGTATTATCACTTACATAATTACCATCTACGTGTTTTCCTTTAGTTTCATCTGTTTCAATAAATATAGGCCATGAATCTCCTCCAAGATTTAATGTTGTAGAAATTTCACAGCTAAATCTATCTTTATGGCGGTGTAATATATCTCCTTTTTTATAAATTCTAGCATATGAATAATTTGGTATTAATTTTAATTCTGTCTTTTCTTCCATGATAGTATGTGTTTTCATAAGCAATGTTTCCATTACAATATCTGCATAATGGGAATAAGTATCCGGCACTTGTTGATCATTCCATACACCCCACATTGTATTAAATTGTGAAATTATTCTTTCGTCAAATAAGGTTCTTGCAGTTTTTCTTTTTAATAAAAAATAATCATAACAAAAGGAAGCTAGTTCTTTTGATATAGCTTGTTTAATAACTGTATATTTATTTTGTTTAAAGCTCATATTAATTTATAATTAGTTGCTATTGATATTCTTTCTCCTTCAAATTTAAAAGGATATACCATATGTATTAAACTAGAAGGAAAAATTAGTAAATCATTTTTTTTAGGTCTTATTATTGAAGTAGTTATATTTAAGTTTTTATTTTCACCATATTTAAATATAATAGCACCCGGACCACCAAATTTATTTAAAAATTCAACACTTTCTTCATCTATTTTTTCAGGAACTTCTAAATACAATACTGAACTTAAATCTGTATTATGATCATGTAATGGAACAAATTCATTTTTTTTCATAAAATTTATCCAACAATGAGTAATCTCTAAACCATTTGCTATTTTTTTATTATACCATTGTTCAGCTGCTTCTAAGTAAACGGTTAAATAAGGTTTTAATAGATTTGAAAATAAGTTTTTATCAAATTCAAATTCTTCTTTTACAGTATTAGCTAGTTCTTTTTTATATGGCTTATTTTCTTTTTTAAAATTTATTAAAAGTTCTTTAGATATATTTTCATCAATATCAGTTGAAAATAATAAAGGTCCCCAGTTATAAGTTGAATAATTAATATTCATATACAATAATTAAATTTTATATTTTTCTTTCTTAGTATTTCAATTATTTAAATGGATAACCTAAGTTCCAAATCACTAAAGAATATCTAATTCCTTTTGTAACAGGTTTTACTCTATGCCAAATATGTGAAGGAAATACAACTATTGATCCTCTTGGTTTTATTTGATCACATTTTATTATATTTTGTGGTTTATCAGGATCATTATTTCTAAGATCAAATTCTAATTCTCCTCCTTCATAATCTTCTGGACTAGATAAAGAAACGGTTACAGATAGTTTCCTTATTTTTCCATGAGTGTTTATGTCTTCAGGTTTATCATATGGTTTGTCCCAAGAATCACAGTGCCATTCATAATATTGATTTAATTTATATTTAGTAAATTGACAAGACTCTGAAAAATCCCAATCAAAATTCCAACCAGAATTTTTATTTGCCGTATGTATGTATGGTTGAATTTCATCATAAATCCAACGATCATTTAACCAAACAATATTTGAATCTCTTTTTTGTTTTAAATCTTTAATATCCTCTTCATTTAAAGGTTGGTTTTTTTCAAGTTTTGAAGTTTGTCCACCTGTAAGAGCTAATTGTTCTTTATGTGCATTTCCATATTTTATAATTTCATCACATATAGAACTAGATAAAGCAGAATCAAAAAACCAAAATGGATGTGTTAAATTCATGATTAAAATCTAATATTCTCAAGATATTTTATACTTCTTTCCATAGGAAGTCTATATGCAACCAAAGTATCTATAAAAAATACAATACTTAATCTTTCTTCATTATTATACATTATAGTGCTTGTAGCACCGTGTAATTGATTAGCATCATAAGATAACATTGTATTATAAGTATTGCTTAAAATTAATTTTTTATTTTTATCTTCATTATATATAGTAGTCCCATTATCTATAGTTCCATTTTTATTTAAATAAATAATTCCGGCTAATAAAGCCGAATTATCTTTATGTATATCTTTTAAATCAATTTTTGAATTCATTTTATGAAAGGCAACATATGCATTTTCCCAACTAACATTTTCTAATTGAAAATCGTAATAAAAACTTAAAACTTTAGATAATATAAAATTAAATAATTTATCATTTACAGTATGTAATGGGAGACTTCGTTTTCCAGGCCAAAATTCTTTTTTATCAGCTTCAAAAAACTCAAGTGTATTTGATAAATTTATTATTACATCTGGATCATTAAAAAAATTATCTACTATAAGAGTTGGAAATTTTATATTCATTATATGTACGTAGTAACATTAAAAGATAAACTAATTCTATCTTCGTTTGATATATTTTTTTCAACTCGATGATTTAACCAACCATAAAAAAATATTAAATCTCCTACAGAAGGTGTGTGAGAAAAAAAATTAGAATAACAAGGATCATTTTTAATATCTTCATTATTAGTATTAAAAAATAAAGTATTTCTATCTGGATTTTCAAAAATTATATTTCCAGTGTTTTTTTCGCATTTTATGTAAAATGCAGCACTTAAAAAAGCAAGTGGATGAGAGTGCATAATATTTGAATTATTTTTTCTATTTATATTAAACCAAAGACCCGTTAAATTAAGATCTGAATTAAATCTTATTTTATTTTTTATTTTTTGAACACAAGGGGTAACCTCATTAAAAAAAGATTTAATAACTTCATTGTCGTTATAAATATGTTCACTTTGAAAACCACCATCTTTATTACTTACAATTCTATTATTTTTATTTTTTTCTTGTATATAAGCTTCTTCTTCTAATTTTTTAATTAATTCTTTATTGTTTATATTAAAACAAAATAAAGGTGTTATAAAAGCAGGTTTAATATTCATTTCTCTATTATTAATTTATATTGTTTATTAACATTTGTATTAAATAAACACAATCTTCGTTTTTGTATTTTATAAAAATGATTAATTATTTCCTTATCAAACCTATTAAATAAAGTATCTACATCATATTGCATTGATTTTATTGTCTGATTAGAAATATCTATTTTCTTTTTAATTTTTAAATTATTTTTAGATAGTTTATTTTCTAATATATTAATACTATCTTTAGTAAAAATATCTGTAATTAAAACTATTCCATTATCCTTTAATATTTTTATTAAATTTAAATAAAAGTTATCTTTATCATAAAAAAAATGAGAAGAACAATTACTTACAATAATATCATATTCATTTTCTTTTAATTTCGTATTTAAAAAATCATCTACAATAAAAGTAATCTCTTTATATTTATCAAAAGCATGTTGAATAAAATTTTTATTAATATCTACCCCTGTAATATTACAATTAAAATATTTTTTTAAACAATATGTACCTCTTCCAAAACCACATCCAATATCTAAAATATTTTTATTTTTAATATTAATATTATCAAATAAATTTAAATAAGATATTATTTGATAAGGAAAATCTTTATCTTCTTCCTTCAAAACATACATATCATCAAAATAACCGTGATTTTGTAAAGGATTCCAGTTTTTATTTTTTACATAATGATTAAAAAAATCATCATCAGATAAATTTACTTGAATGGGCATTTATTTTTTTTTCTTATTTCATTATAAGACCCTGTAAATAAACTTCTCACCATATCTCTATTTCCATCTCCCTCTAATCCTATTCTTGAAATATAATTTTTTACTATAGGATCTTCATTATTAGTACATGTAAAATTAAATTCTTCTTCTTTGATAGGAATATACATACATAAAGGAGTTCCTCTTGGTATAAAAAACTCTCCATATTTTTTAATTATTATTTGTTGATTTAATTCATGATAAACATCTGTTGATATAAACCCTGGCATAACTTCAAAAATTTCATTAAAATCATAATACAGAGGTAACTGTAATAATTTATATCCTTTACTTGTTTTACATCTCCAGGGGCAATCTGCTTTTAAAACAAGTTTAATTTTATCTTTTTCGTGCTCTGGTAAATAATCAGAATATTGATTATTTGGAAAATGCGAAAATGTAAATGAAGAATTTGGAGTTTTCCATTCCCATTTATCTGGCTTTATATTTAAAATTAAATCACACCATAAGGTTATAATATAACCACTATTAAAATAATCTTTAAAAGAAGGACATACTTTTACAGTTCCTTTAAAATTTAAACCTTGTTCATCAGGGAAAGCTTTTAATTTTTTATACCAATCAGGAATAAATTTATTACTTTGTAAAACTGGAGTTATTTTTTCAATGCCTGGTATGGTTGACCAAAAAGTAATTTTAGGTTTCTTTTTTTTGCAAAAGCTAAACATTCTAATGTTTAGTATCTTAATTTATATTAGGTGTCTATATATTAACAAAGGAGTTAGTATTAACATCCCACTTAACCGTTTTATTATAATCAGTATATGTTTGTAATTCTTCATTCCAAGCTAAAGCTCCATATGTACTATCATTTGGTGCTTCAAAAGGAGGAATCCAATCAAAATTAGAATTTAAAGTCCATGATGGAAAAGATTGTGGTTCTAAAAAAACATCGTTAATTTTATCATACTTCCATCCTCTACCTGCAAAAGTATGTCTAAAATTACGATTATATGATGTTTGTTTCCAATAAGTTTCTGGATAAACCCCAGCTAATTCTTCTTTAATTAATTCATCATTAGGTATGTTATTTGCAACCCATTGTTCTGCTTGTGTAGATAATTCACCACCGTTGTTACTAACGTCTTGGTTACTAATAACTACAACTCTTAAAACAATATCCGTATCTTTTATTATCTCTGCAAAATGTGCCATATATTTATATCCTTTTAACTAGGCCAAATAGCTTGTACTTTATAAGTATATTGTGCTTTTAAAGACCAAACACCTGAAGCTGTTTGATAACTTACCGCTTTTTCTTTTACAACAACTTTTCCAGATCCACCTGATCCTCCAGTTGTCGGTGATTGGTTTTGTTGACCATTACCACCTCCTCCGCCTCCACCAGTATTTGTTGAACCATTACCACCAGGAGATCCATTACTTACTCCCCCTGCTCCACCTCCACCTGGTCCAGGTCCTCCACCTGATCCACTTACATAAGTTGCTCCTCCACCTCCTCCACCATAAAGTGTTGGTGATGGTGATGCTGTTGGACTTCCAACTGTTGTAGATTTCCCTGCTCCTCCTGGACCAGCTGTTTGACTTCCGCCAGCTCCGCCAGCTCCGCCAGCTCCTCCACCTCCAGCCCTGCCGTGCCATTCTCCTGATCCAGCATTTTGACCTTCGGGTGGTGAGTATGCTCCTGCATTACCTGTTCCACCATCTGCTCCACCAGATCCACCTGGTGAATTTTGTGGACCTTGACCTGCCATACCAAATCCTCCTCCACTTGCGGATATTGGTGTAGCTGATCCAAATGTAGATGGATTACCAACAGAACCAGGTACAGTTGGTTGCCCAGTTGTACCAGTTCCACCAGCACCAATAGTTATTGGAACTCCAGAACCAGGAACTGGATGTGATGTAATTTCTCTAACTCCACCTCCACCAGAACCTCCAGCTCCACCTTGATTACTTGTTGATCCAGCAGAAGCACCTCCGCCTGCTACAACAATTAAATCAACTGCTGTTGTACGTGATTGTGCTGTAAATGTTCCAGGTGCATTAAATGTAGTAATTAGTTCTGCTTGTGTACCTGATGCAGGTTCATTAACTACTCCTTTAATTCCTCCATTTAAATTACCCATCTAAATTAATCTCCTCCCATTGTGAATTACTTGGGTTAAATACATAATTTGTTCTAGGTTTAGCATCTGCTATTCTAAATCTTAAAAATCTTTGATTTTCTTCATCCCACCATTGTGAATATTCTGGTGTATTTCCAATTAATGGATTAGCTGGTGTTGGTCCAATAGGGGATTGCCAAGTTCCATCTTCTTGTAATATCCAAGATGCAAAAGGTTTTTTATTTATAAATTTATTATTAATTTCATCATATTTTCCACCTACACCTGCAAAATTTACTCTAAAATTTTTATTAATTGATGTTTGCTTCCAAGCAACACCAGGTTTTCCAGTGATAGATTCTTCAGCAGTTGTTGCTGGAGTTGTTAAAACCCATTGTTCTGCTTCTACAGATAAATCTCCACCATGAGCATTAATATCATCATTAGAAAATACTAATACTCTTAAAACGTTGTTATCTGAATCTAATTCTGCAAAATGTCCCATAATTAACTTGTCCAAGTTCCTGCTTTTTTATAAGTATATGCTTCTTGTAATGACCAAACTCCAGAAGCTTGTATTGGTCCACCTTTATTTTCTTTAATTATAACTACTCCTGGTCCTCCAGCTGAATATAAACTTCCATACCCTTTATTTTGTCTAGGTGCTGGTGCTGGTGCTGGTGTATATACATCTATTCCGTATGGATTATTTCCATGCGTTGGTGTTCCAGGAAATCCTTCTCCATTTCCACCGATTGCATAAACTACTGGTGATCCTGTTATTGTAAGGGTTGTTCCATTTCCAGGATAAGATCCACCAAATCCAGGTCCAGATGAAGTTCCACCTGCGGCTCCTGCTCCACCTCCTCCTCCAGATGGTTCTCCAGGGCCTCCTGGTCCTCCAGGATTTCCTTGTCCTGGTGTTCCTGATCCTGCTGATGGTGAACTAGCTGGATAACCATCTCCTCCACCTCCACCTGATCCTCCTGGTGCTCCAGTCTGTCCTCTAGCAACTCCATAACCACCACCTGCTGTTGAAACTGGTGTTGGTCCTGAAATACTTGAAGGTGATCCATTAGTGCTTGAACTATCTCCTCCGCCTGCCCCTACTGTTACTGAAATAGTTGCACCACCTGTTACAGGTTGAGCTGTAGCATATTTTAATCCACCTGCTCCTGTTCCACCATTTCCAATTCCTGTTGAATTAGATCCGCCACCACCTGCAATAATTAAATAATCAAAAGCAGTTGAAGCTGGATTAAAAGTAAAAGCTGGATTAGTAGATGTGATAGTTGTTATCTTTGCTGTTTCTGCAGGTTCATTTACAGGTCCGATAATTCCGCCATTAGACATAGCTTGAATCTCCTGGTTAACTTATAATTTCGTATGAGATCAAACAAACTAGATCACTATTTGCACTAGCGAGTCCAGAAATTATTTCATTTTCTTCTAAATAAAAAGAAGAAGTTTTATCT